ATACTCTGATACATCTTGATGTACCTCGAACTGACTCTCGGATGTTTTAGCACCCATTAATTTATTATCCATTTTCCCTCCAATAGGTAAAAAGAAGGGGACCCCAATTAAGGAGCCCCCTAAGGTCTTATTTTAGATTAGCTAGCTAATTAAGCTGCTCCACCTAGTCCTACAATCATTCCACAACCCGTTGGGTTACGTACTTCAAGAGTACATTCTTCAACGATCTGACCAATAGTGCTATCACCAGCTTGACCGACTTCAGTTTCCTGAAGAGGACGCAATGTAGCAATATTAAAGAAAGAAGGATCATATACTAATGCAGAGAAGTTTGCAGAGTTAGTTTGAGCGTCTGCACCTGTGTTGTGAGCTAAGCCCATGATGTAGTTAGGTACGATGCGAATCTCACCGAAGTCACTGTCAAACATCTCAATGCTCTGACGGATCTTACCAGTGTCATCAAGGTTACGTACAGTGTTGTTACCAGTAGCGTGAGCCTTAGAAGACAAAGTACGCTTGTTCAGCGGAGAAGTCATCAAAGTAGAAGCCTTACCACCAGCTTCGTAGATTGCTTGCATAACGTCATCAACTTGGCTAAGCTCGATGTCAGCTAGGTTATCGTCAGCAACTGTAGCTGTACGGTCGATTACACCAGCAGTACCAACACCAGTAGTTCCGGGAGCTGTGTAAGCTCCAGCAGCTCCAGCGTTTACTACTAAGCTAGGATCGTTACAATAGGCTTGGTATCCACCCATAGTACGAGTACCAGAACCGTTTGAGCTGTGGAAGCTGTGAACAACATCATGCTCGATGTCACGACGTAGCTCGGTGCCACGCTTCTTAAGCTGGTAAGCATATTCGTCAGCAACGCCAGCTTGATCAACAGCTCTCTTAGAACCAGAAACACTAACGGTCTTAGAGTTGATTTGCGTGTAGTTACCTAAACGAGTACGATCAGATCCACCAGTCTGTGCAGCAGCTACATCAGAGAAGCTAGCTCCTTCAGCAGTAGCGCCAGATCCGGGAGCAGTAAGCTCATCTGTTTGCCACTCGTGGTAGATAGACTTAGATTTAGTCTTGCCGATAGATGACAAGAAAGGGGTCTCGTCCCGAGAGATCATGCTGATGAAATTAGCTAGATCTTCTTTCTCAGAGAGAGTACCAGTGGTTACGAAATTTGTTGCGGCCATTTTAACATTCCTTATGTTGTATTTTAGTTGAATCTATTTTTATTAGCGGAACTTGCTCAATGACTTTAGAAACTCTAATTCGCTTGCTTCACCTGAGTTACCTTTTAACACATTTTGGCGTAGGGCCTGTGCGTCACGGGCTTCTCTTTGCTTAGCAGTTGATTTACGTTTAGTTGGGACACCTTTAGCTTTGGGTGCAGTCTTACGTTTAACAGATCCTTTAGTGCTCTTCTGCTTAAGCTTGCGATAATCATCAACAAACTTAACAACGTTGGCATCCATAATGATATCAAGGAAGTCTTCGGGGATCCCTTCAGCTAGTGCAAACTCACGTACAGCGCCTTGGTCAAAGTCTGGGACGACAGTTTTAATGTCTTCGTTAAACTTAGCCATTAGCTCATCTACTTGGGTTTGGAACTGTTCTTGTTGTTTCTGCTGAACAGTAGATACTAGTGTTTCCCTTTTGTTACGAGCAGCCCAATAATCCTTCTGTGCTGTTTCTCGCTTATCCTTAAGATCATTCAGCTCGTATGTATCACCATCTTTACGTGCTTTCTCGATTTTAGTTTCTAAATCATGATAATCTGAAGCTAGCGAATCCTCTTCGGATTGTAATTGCGTAGCTAACACATTTCCAAGTTCTAAAGCTTGATTAGTCTTTGAAGAGTATTCTTCTTTTAACGACTTCTCTAGCTCACTAACTTCTCTTCCCTTCTTAGACAAGTGTTGGTCTGTTGCAAATCCCTTTCGGAGTTCGGTAAGTGTGAGATGTTTAACCTCTCCATCTACCTTAACGGGAACTTTGTAGTCCCAGTCAATATCATCTTCAGAAGGTAAGTCGTCTTGGGTAGAATCATCTTCATCCTCGTCTTCCTCAGCTTCTTCAGCGTCCTCTTCGGTCTCTACTTCATCACCATCGGTTTCGTCTTCATCTACGTCGTCTTCTGGGTGGGGTATTTCTTCTTCCGTAGAATCTTCCGGGTCAAGATCAGATTCGTTATCATTTGGTAGAGATTCCGTATCCTCAGATTCAAGGCCTAGCTTCAAGCCCATTGGTCCTAAAGGTACTGGAATGTCATCGATAGACTGACCATCTTGACCAGCATAAAAACCAGCGTCATCCGTTGGGGTAGAGGCTGTAGTGTTTTCGTTGCTCATAATTTGTTATCCTATATTAGTCCTATTTAACTGCTGCCTTCTTCGTAGGCGCTCGTGTTAACTCCTTTTTAGCTTTCGCTTCTTCTTCTTTTATCACTTCTAGCTCTCGGAGTGCGTTAACTGCATGTACAAAAGTCTCTGCATGGAATCGGGCTTTTCCCGGACCTGCTGCTATTTCTTTCACCATCGCCTTAACTGCATTACCTGTTGCTAGTATTGCTCTATCTAAAACTACGCTATCCATTACTATCTCCTTCTTGAGATCTATTGACTTCTATCTGGTTTTGGTTGAAACCAAAGGTCTCAATCTTAATCAGACGTTCTTTAACTGAACCAAGGCCCATAGCTACGTGGTATAAGTACTCACGCTCTTTGGTACAATGTGGCTCTGTTTTTAACCATTGAGTGAATAGGTCTACAAGGATATCGGAGTAGGCTTCTGTGAAGAACTCATCCTTAATCTTACTTGCAAACTTAGCTCTGGTTAACGCTTCTTGTGAATCACCAAACGGGTTAGTTTTATACTCACCTGTCTTCTGATCCATTTTAGGTTTCATGGCACGTTTAGCGCCCTTATTATACTTATCCACTATAACTCCTCTGGTTAGTGTCTTAAGTTAAAGGGGCCGTGTGGCCCCCCTAGTTTCTTGCTTATCCCAAGTATGACTGAATACCTTGTGGAGTTAGGTTTTGACTCTCCTCCATTGGCTGTTCAGGTTCTTCAGGGCTAACACCCCCTTTCGGTTGTGTCATGGTTTGTTGAATCAGTTGTTGTGCCGTATCATACATTTCTGTTACAGACTGACGTACGGGAGCGGGAGTCCCTTTCTCAGCTGAAGCCTGATCTAACTTAGCCCATTCTTGGTATGACTTATCAAGAGCTACCACTAGCTGCTTCAGGTTATCCTGAATAGCATTTTGTGACTGAACGTTGGTGTAATCGACATTTGCCTGATCGAGAGCAAGCCTAGCTTGTTCGGTCTGTTGCGCAACTGCTCTAGCCTGTTCAGCTTCTCTAGCTTCTTTCTCTTTGTCTTTCATAGAGGAATCTTTATACTCATCGGAAGTGTAGTCTACCATATAATCTAATGGGTCTTCGCCTAGTGCCTCGATTGTTTTGAATGCAAGTATTGCAGGAGACTCGGGATTAATAGCACCCTTGTATCCAGCTGCCATAAGTGCAGGTAAAACCTTCTCACCTATCATAGACATCTTGCTTAGTACTGTGTTGTTACTTGCATCACCAACATCAGCCTCTACCATCAATATCATTTCATCAGGGAGTTCCTGAAGATCGACAGTGCCGTAGAAGTTCTTGCTAGTATAGTAACCAGTCTTCTTACCACGCATCTCCTTTTTCATCGTCTTGTATACACCTTCACAAAGACGGGATAGACCTGTCTCCATGAATCTACGAGCGATATGTTGGATACGTGTTTGAGCTGCAGACTGCACAGATGACACTTTCTGTTCCGAGTTTCCAGACACATAGAGAGTATCGTTAAGACCTTGGGCTGCCTTAGACAGTCCATTCGCTTGTTCTTTGTGCTTCTGTAGGAATTCTAGCAGAGGCACTGTACCAGTAGATAACGCTTCCGGTGGCATGGTCTGGACAGCCATAGATGGGTTACCGTTAGTTGGTACGATTTGTCGAGGCTTCATGTTCTGTAGTGCAGAGAAGTCTACAACATTGGGATCAGCTAGCTTAGGTGAGTAGTTAGTCAAGTATGTATTCTCAACGAACCCACGAAGGATAGCAGTAGATGCCATTGTAGATGGACGAGTCATATCAGCCATAGATAGTCCAGCCCACTCATGGGGGATATCAAAGGCCTTAAGGTCAGCGATCTGAATTGAGTCAACATCTTCTTCAAATAAAAGATGATCACCAACTGTAATGAACCGCTTAAGCTCAGCGATACCATCACCATCTCTGTCAACACGCATCCAGCACTCTAATACAGTAGCTAGTTGATTAGCTTCTGATTGTTGAGTACCCATGAAGTTAGAATTGCTTAGGCCTACTGACGTTCGTCGAGCAGCCTTCTCATTGTTTATAGCTTGTGCGAAATTCTGGGAATCAGCATTGCTATCCCAATCTATATCACCAGCATATTCTGGATATTGTTTACGTATCTCTGAACGAGTCATTTCTGTTTTCAATCCAATAAAAGACGCTTCATCTATTGAGGAAGCTCCTGAGCTTATAAGGAAGCTCTCAGGTTCAATATTACGGATCTTAACACCACTCTTGTCCACCTTACGTTTGACACGTACGTCTTCGTATATACCAGACTCATTTACATATAAGTCACCTACAATTTCTATCTCGGGATCAGCCAATAAGACATCTAAGGCTTCTGTAGTGATCTCTTCGTATTCCTGAAAGGAGTACTCGTAGTCTTCTACATATTCCCAGACAACTGCAGCATTCTTCCAAAGAAGAGCTGACTTGATCCAAGTGTTTATTAGCTCCCAACCACGGTTCTTTTTAAAGATACAGTAGTTAGTCACATCGGAAGCTACTCGTGCCTCGTGCACACCCTTCGCTGTTTGCGAGTATGGGATGAACTTAGCTAGCTTCTTGTTATTAAGTAGCAACTCAGACAGTACAGCTGAGTAGCCTTCAATAGCTTCGACTGTATCTGATGATACAAGCTTAGATACACCCTGAGGGGCTAGGTGCCCCGTAGGCTGCATCGCGTATTCGTATGTTGCCTTTTCTCTCTCGGTAGAGAGTTCTGAGGAGTCAAGGAAGTTACCTTGTGCTGTTGCTACCTCTGAGTCAATCATAGAGATTAAATCTTCATCTGTGACTGCCTCTTTGTATCCATATGGGTCTCTCATTTTAAATCCTCTATTAATAGGGTTAACACAACCCTTCAGTCAATCTTTAATTAAAGTAATGGTTCCTTCGCGGTTTTTTTCCTTCAGCAGGCGTGTCACCATATAACCACAATGCTTGTTTGGAGGACTAATCGGAAACTTTTATTCACCTACAGCCAGTTAGTCGTGTCCTCAACGAATTGCATGTTCTGGAAGCCTACTTTATTACTCACGAGTCTGTCTCGGTGAGTCCGTAGGACCTCTAGGGCTATAGCTGTTGCAATTACGGTGTCATCATGACCACCAGAAATAGCGTTAGTACGACCATTGTCATCAGCCACATAATCCAGACATTCCTGAATTATACGCGGGGATGCTAAGTTTACATCATCGTTCTCGATGGCATTCTTAAGATGCGCTATGATCATGGGTTTAGTAGCTTGCGTTGTTCGCCAACCAAGTCGACTGCCTTCCTCATTAGACACGTTAGCTACTTTGGTTTGATGGTACAGGTTCACGTAGTTCATCTGCTTGAGACGATTGAGTGTCGCTATACCTAAGGAATTAGATTCAACAGCCAGTAAGGCATTGTTGTAATATCTTCCAAGATAGAATAGTAGGTCTCCATACATCGATGGGTCAATCCTATTATTTCTATATAAGGCTACAACTTCATTATCAACATTCATTACTACACAAGCTGAGGAGTCTTGCCCCACACCTAATGCACAGTCAGCCCCTATTACGAAATTAGAATCGTATTTTGGAAACTGGAATATTTCTAAATCTCCCTGAGCGAAGTCCTCGAAACTTGAAGAGCTTTGGTTAAACATTTGCTTCTTCTTTATTTCTGAGGGTACTAGGGATTGTAACTTTTCAATATTAAACACATTAGCCCCAGAAGTCTGAAAGGCTTCCTCTGCGGTTAATGGGTATTCTTGCTTAAACTTTGTTAGAGTACCTTCTGCGATCTTAAGTCTTCTCCAGTATAGTTGACCAAGGTCTAGATTATGTAGATTTCTAATACCTTTTTCTTCTTCTGTAAGAGACTCTTCGAACTCTTCGGGATCTAAGACTGTCCTTCTGTATTCCGACATCAAGGTCCAAGGTACAAAGATAGGGATGTAATCATTTATCCCTTCAACTGCACCTTTCCATAATCTGTGGAACTCGTTACCAACACCATTAGCGGTGGACTCTAGTATTACCTCTGTACCATCTGCTTCTGAGATGCCCTGAAAGAGACCAGCTAAGATCTTTTCATCATGGCCCCAGAAGGCTACCTCTGAGAGGTGAGCGATAGTTGGTGTAGTACCTCGACCAGCTTCAGGGGATCCTGCAGTGTAGAGTCTATAGCCTGAATCATTATGATCAAACATAATCTCTTTACTGTTGGACTTCTTAAAGCTAGGTCTAAACTCTTTGGGCATGTTAGCGATAGTGTTCCTCGACATGTTAAAGAGTGCATCAGATGTGGCTGAGTCATGTGCCATTACAACTGATTTATTAAATGCATTAAAGTAAGATTTCCAGTAGACTCTTCCGACCGCGAACGTAGAAAGACCCATTTGTCTACCCTTAAGGATAATTGCTCGGACCTTACCAGTTCTCTTGTACTGTTCTTCTATTTGGGAATTTACTATCTTCTGAGCCTCATTGAACTCAAAGGGAACAAAGCCCCTAGTAGCATCCTTGGTAAGGATACGTATCTGCTCTTTGCAGAACAACTCGAAGTCTTCTTTATAGACCCCTAGCTTCTTTCTTTTGTGTGCTTCTTTAGCTAGTGCTAGCTTCTTGTTATTATCCATAAGTCCTCCCAGACTGTCCTAAGGTCCCTAGGGATCCCTTTAGTTTACCAGAGAGAAAAGAACCATAGGATATTTTCCTATAGCCTTATCTCCCAGCCGTGTCGAGTATCTCCTAAGGACCCCTAGGGGGGGAGGGGTTCCCCCAGACACTGAATACATATAGTGTAGATATCTAAGGCCCCCTCCTAGCCTTAGATCTATATAGTATTTTAGGGTCCTTAGGGGACCAATCCACATCCTACGTATTCTTTCTCTCTATAAGGTGGTTTAATAGGGAAAGAACCTTTAGGTAAAGAATCTTTAGGGGCCTTTAGGGAGTAAGCTGAAGGGGCCTTTAGGGAGGATATAAGTAATACCCTATATATCCAAGTACCCTAAATACATTCCAGACCCCCCCCTAAAGACTCCCTAAGACCTCCACACAGTACTCTAAGAGAATCTAACAGTAGCCTTCAGCTCCTTAGGGGGAAGACCTCCCTCAGTACTCTGAAAGGTTCTTAAGGGAACTGGAGGGAGACCCCTAGACATCTCCAAGAGAACTGGTAGGGTGTTGGGGTCGTGAGGGGCTCTGGGGCTAACTCCTAAAGCTCCCTAAAGCTCCCTAGTATCACTCCCTAAAGCTCCCTAGTATCACTCCCTAAAGCTCCCTAGTATCACTCCCTAAAGCTCCCTAGTATCACTCCCTAAAGCTCCCTAGTATCACTCCCTAGGAT